GATAAAGCTGCCGCCCCAATCCCAGGTGCCCTCCGAGGCCATGATGGAGAGTGGTATCTGACAGACCCGACTCGCCAAGGGAAATTTATGCGAATTGCCCCTCTAGCCCAGGAACGCACGCCGAGGAACATCACACAGAATATGTGAGGGTGAAATGGCTAAGAAACCGAAGTTGGGGAGCGGAGCTAGGTTTGCAGCTGTTGAAGCAAGTGCAAAGAAATCTGGTGCCTCTGATCCCGCTGCTGTAGCCGCAGCTGTCGGACGGAAGAAATATGGGGAGAAGAAGATGGCGGCTCTGTCAGCCGCCGGAAGGAAGAAGTAATGGCTAATGGCGATCCCCAACAAGACTTTCTAACTAGCTTTGCTCCCAGGGCGCAGGAGATATCGTCGGCGACGGGACTGCCGCTGGAGTATATTCTTGCGCAAGCGGGCTTGGAATCTAACTGGGGACAGGCCGATACCTACACCAAGAATAACAATCCCTTCGGAATTGGCTCACATGGGCCAATAGCCTACAAAAGTCTACAGGAGGGAACGCAAGCTTATATTGACTTGATGGGGAATCAAAGATACGGAAATGTAGCTCGAGACCCCAGAACAGGCCTCCGAACGGGCACACCACAGCAGATCGGTGATGCTATGGCGGCTGCTGGATATAATCCCGCGGTAGCCGGAGGAGCAATTAGTCCCAGTTACGGTGCTCGGATTGGCTCGTTCGCCTCGAGATTGCCACCAAATCTTACACTAGCTTCCACATCAACAGCTCCAGCCAATGGCCTAAGTGCAAGTCCTACAAATCCTATAGACCCAAATCGTGCTGTAACACAATCACCTATATCAGTTGCTGGTGTAGATCCTGATCCCGATGCAAGATTCTCACCTAGGTCAATCACTCTTCCTGGTCCAACACCAAATCAGCTTGCAGCTCCTGGTCCTACAGACATTACAAAATTTCCTGCTCCTGCTATGACAGCCAGCACTGGAAGCGGATTGCCGATGCAGCCGCCTCAGCAGATGGACATGAGCAAGTTCTGGACAATGGCAGCCCTCCAATCTCTTCTCCCGAAAGGCTTTGCGTTTCATCCGGTAGACTACGATCCTACCAAGCCAATGGAGGTGTTGAGATCACTTGGAGGATTTAGAGGAATGTCAATGGAGGGGGTGCCAAATTTAGTCAGAAGTCACCCTGTTGGATTTGATCCTGGGGGAATTAAGGCAACACCAGTAACAGCGATTTCTCCGGCCGGAGTCCCTCCGGCATTAGGCCGCAGGCGTGAGTGATACCCTACCACCTCATCCGGACTTCCTGTCGTCAGCGATAAATATGCTGACAACCGCTGATCCGGAGAGGTTTGCAAGTGAGCCCTGGTGGATGAAAGGACTGGATGTCGCCGCGAGCCCGGTGAGAACGCTTATTAGTCAGCCGCTGAAAGAAGCTGGAGAGGCCACCAGCACTGCCCTGGCGAGCCCCAATCTCCTGCAAGACCCATATGCACAGCATCAATTATCTTCTGCCATGTTGAACTTTGGTGCCCGAGCTTCGGCAGTTCCGAGGCCAGCGGGATCACTGGGAGTCTTTGGTGGAGTTGAGGCAGTTACATCGGATATTGGAAGGCTTGCCGAGGCTCAGCATCTATCAGCTGCTGGTCATCCACTATCATCTATCTGGGAAAATACTGGTTGGAACAAAGGCCCTGGAGGAGATTGGAGGTTTGAGATACCAGATACACCTGCAAAATTGACTTGGCCATCAGGACAGAGACCTCAATGGAGTCCAACAGACCCGGTCTTGCTACAATCAATGACAGGTAACTACAAGCTGGATAAAGTGTTAGATCATCCGGACTTGTATAAAGCATATCCTGAGCTTCGAGACATTGATGTTAATACCTATCCACCCCATGCACTCAGTAGCTATGCTGGACACTATGATCCTGATACCAAGTCAATAACCCTCGATCCAAGGAGCCCGGAAGATACGCTAAGCACCTTGCTGCATGAGACACAACATGCAGTTCAGCATATCGAGGGCTTCCCTCGGGGTGGCAATCCAACAGAATTTTATCCTCCGGGTTTCCAGCAGGAGTATAATCAGACTTATGATAAATGGCTGCCTTACAACAACATAATAGATGCTACAGGATTAAGTTCTACACAAATGTATAATGCACTGAAAGCTCAGGAAGCCGGAACAATGCGACCAGGACATGAAAAGGTTCTGGATAAGTTCAGAGATGGAATTTTAGATATGGGAGCACCTTTTAATATGGATGATTTTACAGCTGGTTTCATGCATAGCCATGAATATCTCCATGATCTTATTAAAATAAAAGGCCAAGCAGAGGACAGGTATTCGAATCTCGCTGGAGAGATAGAGGCTCGAATGGTGCAGGAGAGAGCGAGCCCCGTCGTAGGCAGAAGATATACTCCAGAAGAACTTGCACAAATACCTCCACAAGGAACTCGTGGATATCCACAGAAAGGTGTTATAACAATTAAACGCTGGAATGAGCCATGAACAACAGACCCTCCCGCCACGCCCATCACCTCGTCCATGAGACCGCTGTCGGCATGGCTCATGAGCTGTATGATTACATGATGCTGGATGATGGGTGGTACAGGCACTGGAAGAGGCAGCATCCGGAATTAAGTGGCAAGGCCCTGGAAGATGCGTTTGTGGAGCGGAATATATCCAAACTCCTGCCTCAAGCCCGGGCAGTGCTGGCTCAGATGCTGCAGACGACGCAAGATGAGAAAACCAAAGAGGCGATTTATGAGGCCCTGACGTTGGATGCAACTCTAGTTCGAGGTCGGTCACTGCATTGAAACTGATGCCATGGAAGGACGGCCACGGTTACACATTTTGAACGATCCTTGCCAGTTTATGGCTTGTCTCCAATAGCAGAGGGGGTATCATCCCGTCATGAGCGAAACAACCCAAACTGAACCAGATCCTCCGGAGCTGTTAGAACCTCTTGCCCAGCCTCCAGAGGGTGGGGGAGAGGAGACGCAGCCATCTCCTCCTCCTTCCCCGGAGCCTCCGCAACCGCAGGCAACGCCGGACTGGAGGGATAAGCGGATTGCGACGCTAACCCGCCGCCTCCGCGAGTTGCAGGAGCGTCCACCGGAGGCACCACAGCCACAGCCGCCTAATCAGCAGCAGGCGGATCAGGCTCTCATAAATCAACGAGCCAGAGAACTCTCGATCATTCAGGAGTTCAATCGAAGGTGCGACGAGGTGGCAACGACAGGCCGGGCTCAGTTCGGAGAAGCTGAGTTCATGGGCCGAATTTCAAACCTGCAGAAACTCTCCGATGCGACAGACCCTGCGAGTGTTCAGGCATATAACTCACTCCTGATGGCTGCCCTCGAAGCAGGCGACTCCGCAAGACTTCTGCATGATCTCGGAGCTGATTTGAATGAGGCTCAGAGGATTTTGGGGATGAACCCCACTCGCATGGCCGTCGAACTCACAAAGCGAGCCGCTGCACCGCCGGTAGAAGTTTCATCGGCAGCAAAGCCCATCACCCCACTTGGCAACCGCAGTGCCTCTCATGAACGGGTTGCCCCGGATGATCCAGATAGAGCGGATCATCTATCTACTGCTGAATGGATGAGGCGCCGAGAAGCACAGATTGCAGATAGGAGAAAAGCCGGATAGCAGAGATGATTAAAACTCCTGAGGAGGAGGAGTATGAAGCAGCTAAAGCAGATTATATTAGGGCTCTCAAAAGAATACAGAAAGCCAAAGCAGCACTTCCGATAGAACCATATAAAGTTTATCAGAAGAATTATCAAAGAGCCTGGCGAGAACGGCAAAGACACTTGGCGAAGGTCTCTGGAGAGCCTTAATCTCCTGTCGGTTTCTGGGTGTCCTATAACCCTGGTGGCTTCGGGGCAGCTGCTACAGCTCCTGGGTGGACTTAATTCAGGCCTGGTCCAGCCTATAACCCCAGGAGGACCACCATGCCCAACTCACTACTCACAATCAACATGATTACCCGAGAGGCCGTAAGGCTGTGGAAGAATAGTAATGCATTCATCCAGAACGTGGATATGCAGTACGATGATAGCTTCGCGGTCGTGGGAGCCAAGATTGGTTCCACGCTCCGCATCCGGTTGCCGAACGACTTCACAGTCGCCACTGGACCAGCCCTGAGTGTCCAAGACACCGCAGAACAGTCCACCACCCTGGTGCTTGCGACTCAAAAGCACGTGGATGTGGCGTTCTCAACAGCCGATCGCACGCTCTCCCTGGACGACTACTCTCGACGCGTTCTTGCACCGATGGTCAATAACCTGGCCGGTGCTGTCGCAGTTGATATCATGATGGGCTCGGAGGGTGGGATTTGTAACCTGGTTGCGAACCAGGATACCACTTTTGCCCTGCTCAACCCCGTTGCCAGAACCTACCTGGATGCCGGGGCAATCCTGGATATGAACTCTGCTCCAATCGCCAACCGCAAGATCGTCAACTCTCCAATCACCGAGGCTCGGGTAGTTGGCAGCCTCGTCGGGCTCCTCAATCCTTCCTCCGAGATCTCCCGCCAGTATGTGACTGGCCGGATGTATGACGCTCTCGGTTTCATCTGGATGAAAGATCAGACCACCATCTCACACAAGGATGGTGCACTGGCTCAGGGGTCGGCGACGGTTAACGGGGCCAACCAAACCGGCCTGGTGTTGGCGGTTAATGCCCTGGCCAATGGCCTCAACCAGGGCGATATCATCACACTCGCAGGGGTCAATGCTGTCAACCGGATCACGAAACAGGACACTGGACTGCTTAGGCAGT